CATCGGCTGGTCTTGTTGCTAGGTCGTATTGATAGAATTCTATCTCAGCCATTCTGAATGCTAGATCACCGTAGTCAGTTAATCTAAGTCCCTCACCCCTACCAGTCTGCCACCATTTAAATAGTAGGTCATCCGTAGGTAAGGAACGTTCTTCATTCAACTCATGTGGCAACTCTTTTGCCACAGCTTCAGTGATGATTTGTTTTAATGATTTTCTGTCACTCATCTGGATAAACACAAGTGCCTTGATTCATAAAGACAACTGTAAATTTGTCTGTTTTGAATTGAGCATTGAGTTTACGGCAAAGATTTCTAGCGTGACCTGGATTACTGAAGCTAGTCTTTTTATACTTAGGCGTAGCATCAGGATCCTGATAGTGCTGTGATTTTAGATTGATCGGCTGGTTCTCATAAAACACTGCCCATATTCCTGCGGCCTCAACGATCTGGTCGCATTTATATGTAACTTTATCTACAATCTCTAATAATAATTTAGGTTGTGTTCTACTCATGACCATTTACCACCATTGACTTCTACCTGTATTACAGAATTGTCAATGGATTCCTTTTTGTTGTTTAATAAATCGTAATTATCCGATAGTAGTTTTGCTAATTCATCACGCAACATTCTTGCTTCTTCCATGGGGAGAATCACGTTTGTTCCGATCTTTCCTTCACTAGCTGATACTCTATCAATAAAACGTTTTATTATAATCATATACTATTTAGCACATTTTCTGCATCGGCCTTAGTTTTATATGGCCCAGTGTACTCATAACGCTGAATAAAGATATATTTAGGGCAAAAAATTGCTTTACTTTCAGCACCTTGCTTAACTGTAAACCATCCTGCCGCATAATAACACTTGCTTTTAACTGTTTTTGTAAACAAATGTAGTTTACGCTTTACATCCAGCATACTGTTATATACCTTTGCAGTAGTGGGATACTCACTGAATGGCAAGTCTTTTACAGTAGTTTTAAACTTACCTACATTTTCAAACTTAATGTTAGTAATGCGTTCAATAGCTTTAGTGTTTTTGAAATGTGTTTTACTACCATTTAACTTCACCTCAAAGCCTGATCCGTCTGCTAACACATTACCAACTTTTTCATCTCCGTCAGTAACAATCCAAAATTGATTTTTAACTACAGGTTTTGCAATTAGTGCTTTATTCATTATCTTCCTTTAATAACCATCCATGTTGTAATATCTTATGCAACCAACTGAATATGGGATATTCATATTTCAATGTCCATACCCCCTTTTCATTTGTTGCGTGTTTAACTATCTCACCATTCCCCATATTGTACATTGTCACATCGTTTACCGTGTAGTCAACACCTTCTATGGTTAATATATTTGTACCATATACGCATTCTAATTCATCACTATCAACAACAACTCCGTTATGTTTGATAGTAATAGGTTCAGTATGTGTTACGTTAAATAGTACTATATTTTGCATAAAAATTCAATAGTTCTGGGTACATCTCTTTGAAAGAGGTTCCACTAACACTATCCATTTTATCATTGTATTCGATAAATTGTTTTCTTAAATCTTCTATGTTACTTGGCTCAGGCTCATTCAATTGAATTAATAAAGACTCTATGTGTCTTTTTAAATTGAATTCAAAAGTCCTAATCCTAGAAATTTGAGTGGTTATATCATTAGATTCGTTACCCAATATATTAGCATATTTATGCTGTAACTGTGTCACTAATTTATCTTTTACTTCTTTGGGCAAGACTAAGCACTTCAAATACTCGGGTTTATAGATTACATTATTGTCTATTGAGATTTTGTTTTCGATAGCAAAATCAATCAACGTATCATAATGTATAATGCTTAGTGCCTGAGGAACCGATCGTATGAATACGCTAGATGTTCCTAGATAACTGACAATATTGAATATGTTTTCTTTTACCTGTTTAAAATCACTGTTTAATCTTATATAGTTATTAGTTTCATGTAGATTTTCTAGGCTAATTTCAACTTGTATTGATTTGAATAATTTGAGTTTTTCTAACAAAGTTTGGTTATGAATAGTACCGTTAGTTACAAATGTCAAATGAAAATCTGTCTTATCGTTATCAATACACCAATCTATGAACTCAATAAATCTTTTATGATATAGAGGTTCTCCTCCCATAAAGTGTAATGACATTAGATTGTCATTGTCTCTTATTAAATCTAAAAATTCATTCCACTTATTACTATCATTGGTCCAATCAAGTAGCATCGGTGTACTATCATCTACTAAACCGATCTTCTTATAAGCATTAGTTAGTTGTGAACTGTATGCAGGGAAACACATTCTACAACTCAGGTTACATAAGTTACTTAATGTAACATGTAAGAATGCAGGATAGAATTTTTCTATTTTACCTGTCATCCTTTTATACGAAGGACTTTGCTCTAAACTCTTGCTAAAATTATTACCAGAATAAATTGCTGATTGTATGTTTCTTCGTTGTCTAAAACTAATTAGGTTCTGTTTTTCATTTTTATAACAGGCTGAGCACCCGGGATAAGGATCTCCGGCAGTAATGCTGTTACGAATGTCTATCATTTTATCGCCATGTCTAAACCACTCTAAAAAACTTAGGTCAGACTTTTCTGCATATTCTTGGCTTACGGCATGGCAACTACGCATGTTGCCATCAGCATCTATGCGTAGTTCATACCAGGGACTGATACAAGTTACATTATCGTTTGGAAACTTTTTTAGTTTGTTCGTCATCAAAATTTACTAATCGTTTCACACCTTTATGTTTAGTAAAGAGGTGATCTGTATATTTACCATCTATCTTTAATGGCAAATCTAAATGTATATGTAGCATAGGACCTTGAAGGTCGCTAATAACTGTATCGTTACCGACACTTCCTACCCATCGAATCTTTCCATGCATACCTGTAACTCTAGCCATAAACTCGTATACAGGCTTATAACGATTCTTTTCAAAGTAATCAGCTAGGTTCATGCTGTTCTCTTGTCAATTCACAAACTAATTGAAAGTGCTCATACGCTTTCTTTACTGCAGGGTTTGACATAAGTTTTTCAGCTTCTTCTATCATAGCCTTTACGCCAGCTTCGGCAATGTCACGTGTACTTGCACCTTGTAATGTACAAAGGTCTTCACCAAACTCTTTTGCTAGATTTTGCCAAGCTTTAAGTTGTTTTGGTGTTAAGGGTGTACGTTGAGGACTAAGTTCGCTAGCCTTACGAATAACTTCTGATATCTTATCCTCTGCTACACGACCCGCGGCAATCATCGCGGCATGGTTAGGTTCCACGTTAAACCTACGGCTGGAGCCTCCCGGGTAACAGAGGACCAAGTGAGCACCTTTAGGGAAACTGTCCAAAAGATCATTATCATACTCAGCAACAGGATGATATCTACGACCTCTTTTTTCATAATAAACTTTCTTCATAGTTGAAACTTTTTCAAATAGTTTTTAGCCATTGACAAATCTTGTACATTATCTTGGTCAATAATTTCAGCTAACAATAGCATTCTAAGACGATATACCAGCAGTCGTTCTTCACGGTTAAGACTTGCTACCCAATCTTCCATATCTTCTAATGACTCAATACTCCACATCATGTCAAGCATTTGAACTTCTTCTGGAGTTAGTCCATTAATATTGTATTCACGTTCTTCATCATTCATATTAGTCTCCTAGTTTTTCCCAAACATATTCTGATTCTTTCATGTATACCACTGGTATAAGCCAGCCGTCACTATAAGCTTTTCCAATAATAGTTTTGAAATATTCAGGACAACCTTTACCTATTTCAAAGCTGGCCCTAGGTACAAGTTTGATACCATCAATCATCATAAAGTCTGGATCACCTTGTTTGATTTTCTTAATAGTTGTGTCTAGTGTTGTAAACATTATACTAAATTACCTGTATAAGGACTGTTCAACCATTTGCTGTATGTTTCAATTTGCTGGGCAATTTTTTCAAGCTGGAACTTTCCGCAAAATTTTAGAAAGTGTAGTCCCACTTGTGGAATAGTCTCAATACGTACACTTTCACGAATGCGTTGATCCACAGCATCTTTGATTTCTTGAGGCTGTGCAGTCAAATCAATCAAAACCTTATTACGTTGAAAGTCATCACGTACACGATGTTCAACTCCATCTGCGTCTACCCAGCGACTCAACATGAACGTGTTATATGCAAAGCCTTGCTTATCACGATCGGCGTATGCTTCCATGATGCCGACCTTGTTCTTAGAACCTTTCTCACGCACACCCGGGTAAGCAGGGAATACGTTGT